CGTTTATGTAGTGCAACGGATTTTCTCCCCTTCTACAGTAAACGAATAGTACATTCTTCCTGATCAGCAGTTATGAAGTTATGGCCAACTAAAACCTCCCGACGACGCCGGGAGTAAAACGTTGTACCACATTATACTTCATGCTGCCGTCACCGACAACGATTTAACCGTCGTTGCCGTCACAGGGGCCATTCCTGTGCGAATTTCGGTGATTTTTTGCTAGCGATGAGACTTGGTAAATTCTAACCAACCTTTTCTGAATCGGGGGTCGGTCCCCGAATCCTAAACTCCCTATGATAAGGGAGCGGAGCCTTCGTAATACATAATAGGAGCTCCTAGGAAGAAGAAAACGTTGAAGTCTTCTCCTGCTGCTACGAAGCAAGGTGCGTATTCTACACCTGCTCGTGCACTAGATGACATGATTCCCTCAAGCACCCAACCATTCTGCTTTATATCACTATTAGCAGGAAAGTCGAGCCGTTTGGCTGGTGTGAAACGTTGGTTCTTATAGTACGGAACCTCGAACATCACCGTCGGGTTTACTGCCGAGCTCTGGTACAGCTGACCATCAAAGGTCCTGCTGAACTGGTCTCGGTCGTTCACCAAGGCTGCTTGACCCGCGGTCGTATTTGACTCGTCCGCGAGTTGGGTCCAATCATCAGCATTGGCGGCTCCGTCATTCTCACGTGTTACCGTGATGCTCGAGAGCTCGCCGCTGTAATTGTTAAATCTTGTCATGTCGACCATCCATCGAATTGAACCTCTCCAGCCACCAAATGCTGGAGTGAGATAATTCAATAGTGTTGTCTGTCCATAAACGTAACGGTCTTGACCGCCGTTGACGGAATAGACGACACCTGCGCCGGGGATCGAAGCGGGTTCGGTATAGCCAACCTGAAAAGGGAAGGCGCATCGACTAGCTGCGACTCTTACCAAATTTCCTGGTGTTAAAGGACTACCAGAAATGATGGAATGTCTGCAGTACCGCTTCAATAGCTGTCGGAATGAATGGATGGATTCACCAAAATATACCAGATTGGTTTCATCCTTCCGTGAGACAGATGCCGCAGCCTGATTCAACGTCGAAACGTTGGAAGGCCGCGAATCTTCAGTTGTCTCTTCCGATTCTCCTGCGTGGGGTTCAACCTCTTCGATGGGAGGTCTGTTCTCCTTGTCCTCCACGAACTCAAGGGACTGCGGCGCCGTAAACGCCGTTGCCGTTCTCAATCGAAGTTTCTCCATGGTGCTAGCATCAGGGACTGCAACTTCAAAATCATCACCAGCTGACACAAAAACGTTGACACCAATGTCATTGTTAATGGTGCTGTTCGGCACTGTGAGTTCGTTAACAACATAGACGGATAAAGTTCCGTTTCCGATGTTGGAGGTGGGAGTGGTCAATGTGAGTGGGTCGATGTTGTACATCTGTAATGGCGAAATGACCTTTCCGGGCTGAAAGTGCTCCCGGTATGGGTCTCGTTGACCCCACCCGACTGCGATTTCGAAATCGCTGTTGTCGCTGATGTCCACAATAGTGGTGTACGCAGTATTATACTCTGCCGCACCACTAGGAGGTGTACCAGTCGGATCATATACAATCTTGACCCGACCTTTATGGTACTTGGAACAAACAAACTGAAATCGATATTTCAAAGTTCCCCTCCAGTACTTGAATGGCACTGCCGCAAAACAAACAGCAGGCATGTGCAATTCTTTCCCTTGTATAAAGTGGACTCCAGGATCCACAACGTGGTTCCACAGCAACACTTCTTGTTTGGTCCCTAGACGCCAGGGAAAGCTGGCCATCCAGCTCTCCCGTGAAGCAATATGCTTGATCGTCATTTCATCCTTGCCATCCAGGCCGACTGTTCTCGAATCCAATGTTAACTCCTGCTTACAATCTACAGCGAGTTTAGCACTTTCATTCGGCAAATTTGTCACAGCCAAGTTAGATACCGTTATAGGGCGGTACTGACTCGACTCCAACATCAATGGAGAACTGTAGCCAAAAAGAGTGGCAATGGCACCTACTGCACCCGCACCTATCTCCGTAGCGCGTGCAAATGGTCCGATCCAAGGGACTTCTGTCATATAAGCCGCGGCGTTAGCCACGGCACCGGCAATTCGTGAAACCGGCTTGCTGGTGTATTCGTCTGCTTGGGGCATAATTGCACCAGGTTCAAAATTGGTGGGGATGGCAAACTTCACATCCTCCGCCCAAGCGAATACGTTTACGGTGACCGTATCATCGGCTCCATTGGCATGCTTCAACTCCTGCATGCTGTGGATAACCATTTCACCCATGTTGCGCCAATCCATATTGGTCACGTCCCAAACATTATGGTACGTGAAGAAAGGCAACTTCAACTCTCCACCTTGAGAGTTTGTGGGGTCCAAATAAACATGTGGTCTTTGGCTAGCAGCAACTAGGTCTGCATCCAAGAAAGCCCTATCGATCGTTAGCGTGTCATCCTCCGGAAGAGGGTTATACGCACAGATCGCTCGACCATAATGAAAAGCGTTTCCATTAACCGTGAATTTCACGTGGAGTTTTGCTCTCATCAGTTTGTAATTGGAAATACGATTGATCACACGGGGATTCTCAAAATAATCTTGCCATGGGTTAAATCGTTGGGACAATGTCCCTTCGACAGCCCAATCAAAAGATTGAATCCTCAACGGACGACTGAAAAACTCGTCCAACGACGCATCGCTCGTGAGAGCGGCGTCTCGTATGTGATCGAAATCACCTGTAGTCTCCTGCATAAACCCGGGATGTGTATCAACAAACTTCACATTTTGGGTCGTCAACTCCGTACTTGGAGTGGAGACATTCAGCTCCTCTGAGTGGGGATCGACATCGTCTTTGTTGACGCGTCTCCTCTCACGAGCTTCCTCGATTGTTGGCCAGTCTAACGACAAATCTTTCAAAATTGCGTAACAGACATAAACCGTAATCGATGCGAACATACCCCACAGGGAAAGGGAATGTTCTTGCTCCGCGCTATCCAGCGCTTGGGGCCTTACTTTGCCACCCATTGTTGTCCAGGCACTTCCTGGATAAGCCAGCTTCGGACACTGGCACCTATCAAAATTATTAAATGTAGGAAAATATACAACTATTATGCAAATGTACAACTATGCAAGCGTGCTAACGCGTATGTAGAAAAATGTAAATATAAAGCCGTTAATGTACAATTTATGGTATCCAATTTATTTACATGGAACTTACTCAGTCTCTACAACTGGCTGAGGGTTCAAGTACTTTTCCTTCCACATTTCGACACGCTCGTCGAATGTGAAATTGACTGCGGGCGGGACAAAGTCCAGTGCCCGTACACACAGTTCCTTAATAAGGGGCGCATCATGTTCATACTCCTCGCGCCCATGTGCAAATAACTCGTGCATGAATGTTTCCACACACGAAATTGCCACCATTTGAGGAGTTTCGGTAGACGATTTGAGGTTTACCAACAGGGGTTTCAGCATGGAAGACTTAGCAAGTTTTCCAATTCGAGTCCCAATCTCCGGTATGAACTGAGATTGACGCTTCAAAAAATCAGCGTCTTTCACGTCCATGTCGTCCTTAACCTCATCCGTCTTGTTCGGGTCTGTAATTTTCATCCCATGTTCCGCAAGAAATTCTTTAAAAACACGAAAATTAAATCGAGACCTGTATTCGTCGGCGACACTTCCCTTGAAGTCATCGCCGTACGTCATTGCTGCCATTGCCGACCTGAAATCCTCCACTTCAGGGCAGGCATTGAAAAAGCCCATTCGCACGTAAAGAGAATTAGCAACACTGTTAATATTGACAGTGATGTTGTTTCCCGACGTGTTCATGTTGTAAGCCATGATCATAGTTCCATTGTAATCAATTAATGGATGAATGATGTCCGCGATCATTGCGTTCATCATATCTAGATCGTACTTACTGTAGTTGCAAACGCTCGCAATGTCAATGAATGACTGTAGTACTGCGTACGTCATTTGGGAATTCATTCGAACATCATACTTTGAATAATCCCATGCAACAACTCTTCCGTCTTTGGCGAACTTCTCGGCATGTGCCATTAGCGCGTCCCACTGAGGGGAGAACGCATTGACACCAACGGCTGCCTCTGAAAGTTCTGGGCACAATGACAAGATTCTGGCAATGGGTAAGAACCACCTTCTTATACCCATGCCGAGTGCAAGCGCCACTGCTTGAAACACTCTCACCTTCTCGGAATCTTGCTTTGTCGGCTCATCCTTGAGGGTGGCAGTGGTCACTGGGTAGGCCCGTTCGCCACATTCCCAGCATTTTATACAGCGCTCATACTCCTCGATGATATCATCATCCGGGATACGGTCCTCGCAAAATTCACCTAACATTACGTACTGGAATTTGCGCTTCTTCGGACCAAACACGGGATAACCCATGCTGGTGTTCATCGGTATGGCATCAATGAACCGTTTTCCCGGAATCCCCATGATGATCTCCTTCATCGTCAACGGCCGGACATCCTCTTTCAGATTTTGCTTTTTGGCAAATTCCAAAATAGGCTTCAACCAATCTTGCCGTGCTCGCTGCAATAGCGCTGGCACGAACATTTCAGACGGGTTGATGATGTGCTCCAAAGTGGCGTTGAAAGCCTTCCAATTAGGCTTCAATCGGGGAGCACCCCAGCAGTTTTGAATGGAGAAGAGTTCCTCGGTGTGTTTCTGAAGAATAGAAGGTACAACCTTACTCTTCGCTTCTGACCGCAATTTGGTGGATCCAATCACATCAATTGCAGCGTCGTGGTCCAATTCCTTAATGAATTTCGCATTAGGATGGACTTCCGACGATTCCACGACACGTTTTCCATACTGTGTGTCGGGAATATCAGTAGCGGCGGCTATTCCTCGGATCCCAGGAAGCGACAAAAGCTTTGATCTCAGCTCCGCCGCTTGACCTTGGGTCACCGTCATCATGACACCATATTTCTTCTCTGGGTTCCCTCCAATATGGAACCCAGCCACCACAGGCTCTTTGCCTTCGGTGATAAGCATCGACATACAAGTTCCTGCCGTTGCATGAGAAGTGGTGTAATTTCCTCCGTCCATGGCCAAATATTTGTGACCAAACTTGCCATGCTCAACTGACATTTTTTCATGAGTCAGTTTTGCATCCTCATCACGGATCATCATCGTGCACACTGAAAGTCCTGTGGGCACAGATAATGGCAAGAATTTTCGCAAATTATTTGAAATGTCCGGACAACGCTCAACAAAACATTCAACCATGTCTATCTCTTTCAAGAAGACGGCGTTAACATTGAGTTGAGCAA